GGCACCTTGAACAGCTTCGCGGTGGCACTCGCCTGCACTCTCAAGAGCGACTTCGTCAAAGGCGAAGGAATCAAGATCTTAGACAAGGTCACATATCCGGTCCGCGTCGAGCCAAAACTCGACGGACTGCGATGCATTGCGGTGAAACAGGCTGGCGTCGTCACCTTCTACACTCGTAACGGGACAGTCTTGGAATCGATGCCCAAGATCAAGGCGGCTCTCGAGGCAGCCAAGTACGATAACCTCGTCCTGGACGGCGAGGGAATGGCAGCCGACTGGAACGAGTCGTCGTCCGTCATGATGTCGAAGACGCAGAAGGATGACAGCAACCTGTACTACAATGTCTTCGATGCGATGCCGCTCAGCGATTGGGTTGAGCAGGAATCGACGCTGGCATACTCAGAACGCTGTAAGCTCGTCCTCGACGTGGTCGTCAAGTGCACTCCCGGTGACAAAACGACCCCTGCACGAGTTCGTCAGGTGCCTCACATCAACGCCAAAAATGAGGATGAGCTCAAGGCCTACTTCTCGAAGTGCATGGACGAAGGATTCGAGGGCGTCATGTTGAAGACGCTCGACACTCCCTACGTGTTCAAGCGCAGCGAGAACATCCTTAAACTGAAGCCCTGCGTCACCTACGAAGGTGTCGTCGTCGGCCATTATCAAGGCCGACATGGTACCAAACGGGAAGGACTTTTCGGTGGATTCTCAGTGGTCCTGCCGAACGGCAAGATCACACGTTTGGGCGGCGGTTTCAATGACGCACTGAAGGCTCAAATTCAGCTCGAGGGTCCGGACACGTACCTCGGAAAGATCGTCGAGCTCGAGGCTCAGCCTGATCCACTCACTGCAGACGGACTCACCGTCGACGGCAAAGCACGTTTTCCGGTTTTCATGAGGTTCCGAGACGCTAGCGATGTGGATCCGAAAGTCATCGCGGCGGGCGCGGCATGGAAGCCGGCGCAGGAAGATGAATCGTGAAAATTCTTGTTGTTGATGACATGCCACAAATTCTTCGAACGTACGTTCGCATGATGTCAGAGCACGAGGTCGCGACGGCCAGCGATCCGATCGAGGCACGGCGACTGATCGCTGCGGGATTTACGCCTGACATCATCTTCTCCGATTGGGAGATGCCAAGAATGAACGGAGGAGAATTCTGTGAGGTTCTTCGCCTAGAAGGCAATTCAACGCCCTTCTACGTCATCTCAGGTCAATTGCGCGACCACGCGGCGGTGGGAGCGACAGGCAGTCTCCTCAAGCCGTTCGCTCAAGAAGAGCTCGAAAAGATTCTTGAACTACATCTGCGATGATCGACGACACCTAATTTGCGTGCCGTACAGCGTGGAGAACCTCCACGCGATGGCTGCAGATCTGGGCATCAAACGTTGTTGGTACCACGCTAATGCGTCGTATCCGCATTATGACATTCCAAAGCGCCGGGTCGCAGAGATTATGACGCGTTGTAAAGTAGTTTCCTCACGAGAGATACTAGAGATATGTCAGTCCCGGCAGTGACGTTCCCGCTTGAACAAGACCAGGTCAAGAGCACGTATGAGATGTTGTACAAGCACTTACGTGGTTTGCAGGCCGACATTCACATCACACAAGAACTGATGAAGATGATCAGGACCTTCTGCAAGCATCCGAACAAGGGGCGGTCCAGCTGTCCTGATTGTGGCGCTGACTGGGGCGATTGACGTCAATCATCGGCGATCAACTGGAAATCCCAGTGGTGAAACAGCTGCGCCTCGAGTGGTAAATTTGTTCTAGAAACACATGAACAAAGTCTCTGTTTTGGGGTTCGTCGTTCTAGGACTTCTCTACGGTTGTGGTCGATCGACCGTCCATGTCAACGAAGGGATTGAGGTAGTTGAGCGCATCACTGCTCCCCGGGTCCCGACGGCCTTTCAAGCCGGCGACGCGGCCCACTCGAGGTGTCCAGAAAATACCGTCCTCGTAAATGGGGAGTATTGCCCCAACATCGAGCAGGTTTGCCTGAAGTGGGTCGATGCCAAGGGTGGGTCGGTCCCGCCTCCTCCGGCTGGGACCACGGGTAGGTGCGGCGAGTTTCGGTCACCGTCACGGTGTCTGTCCCCCACGGTGCACAAGACATTTTGCATCGACAAGTTCGAATATCCAAATGTTGAAGGTCAACGTCCTCAGTCGTGGATGACGTGGCGAGACGTCAAGTCGGCCTGTGAGTCAAAGGGCAAGCGCCTCTGCACCCGCAGCGAGTGGACGTTCGCATGCGAAGGTCAAGAGATGAAGCCCTACCCGTACGGCGATGGTTACCACCGCGACAGGACGGCGTGCAACATTGACAATCCTGTGCCGGAAGGAGTCGATGTCTTCAAGTCGAGGGCACCGCACGACGAGATGTCGACCCGGCTCGACGCATTGCTGGTTCCAGCCGGCAGCATGAAAGCGTGCGTCAGTCCGTTCGGCGTCTACGACATGGTCGGTAACATTGACGAACAGATCGTCAACGAGACGGGAAAGCCCTACAAGAGTGGGCTCATGAGCGGCCACGTTTTCGGCGTGCGCAATGCCTGTCGACCGATGACCGAGGCGCACAACGAGGACTTCGGTTGGTACGAAACAGGCGGTCGGTGTTGCAGTGATGTAAGGTGAGACCATGAGATTCGTTTTTGACAGAGGTAGCCTGTATTTCACGGCGGGACCGGTCTTCAACAAGTGTCTCGAGACCGGGTTTCAACTCCTGCGCAAGAACGAAGGTTTCAATTTCTACTGGCGCTTCAACACGCGTGGTGACCATGCTGGTTTGAAGTTTAACATCGAGCTGTTCGGTCTGCTTTTCGAGTTCAACATCTATGATCGTCGTCATTGGGACTACGTCAAGGACACGTGGCAGAACGACTACCCGGAAGACAAGGAATAGGTACGATCATGGAAAAGAAGGACCCGATGCTCTAGTGCCATAGGAGGCATTAGAGAATGATCACAACTTTCCCCGCAGTGCAGGCCCAACTGAGTCGCATCAAGCGTTACTGCTGCATGCGTGACTCTACTTACACCAATGATAAGCGCATCGCAAATCGACGCCACCGCCGCGCGCTCAATCGAGCAACTCGCCAAATGGTTGGAGATCCTGAACGTTGGTGGGACGAAGGTTTCAACGCTCCGACGCTCAGCAGTTGGGACCTATGGTGATTATCGACGTCGACTTCGAAGGATTACTTTCGAGGTCGGTTCATTCGTTGATCTCGTGCGTTGGGCGCTCGAACAGCGCCGAGCGGCTCGAAAGACGCCATGGCTCTATTACGACGATCAGTGATGCAAAGGTAGTCACGAAAGTGGTACTGTAGGGTCATGAGCGACGAGGCACGAACTGTTCAAATGTTCATCATCAAACCAGGTGCAACTGCCGCTGACGGTGAGTTCACCTTTGACATGCAACCTCGGGCCAATGCGGCTCGTACCGTCCGCTTCGCCCTGGAGGCGAAGGATGCTGAGCTGCTCCACGCGGCGCTGGATGCGTATCTAAAATCGCTTCAGAAATGAGCAAAAAGAGCCTCAGACAGGCGAAACCGGAAGACGTGCGTAGGCTGGCACGTTGGTTGAAGATCAAGGACATCGACAAGATGTCACACCGTCAACTCATTCGGATGCTCGATTGGCTCTTCAAAAGGGCAGAAAAGAAGCGCCGCGGGATGGCGTGGGATTATTAGGGTTGTCGATCTGATGCGGATGGTTTAGGTTTGCCCTACTATGGGCTACCTTCACATCGATAATCTGTACAAGAATCAGGAAATTCTCCTCTTCAAGGAAGCATACGCCCTAGAGAAGATCCACGGAACGTCTGCCCACGTCGCTTGGCGTGACGGACAGGTCCACTTCTTCTCCGGCGGTGAGAAGCACACCAACTTCGTCGCACTCTTTGACGTCTTTGCGTTGACCCAACACTTCCAGGCCTTGGGCCACGAGACTGCTGTGATCTTCGGCGAGGCATACGGCGGCAAGCAACAGGGCATGTCTCACCGTTACGGTAAGGTCCTGAAGTTCGTCGCCTTCGACGTCAAGCTTGGAGACCACTGGCTCGACGTTCCGAACGCTGAGCAAGTCGTCCAGCGGATGGGCCTTGAATTCGTTCACTACAAGCGAGTGAGCACCGACCTCGCGGCGCTCGACGCTGAGCGTGATGCCCCGTCTGAACAAGCACGTCGTAACGGTGTCGAAGGTGACCAACCACGCGAAGGCGTCGTCCTGCGTCCGTTGAAGGAGTTTCGAGACAACAGCGGCAGCCGCATCATCTCGAAACACAAGCGCCCCGAAGAGCGGGAAACCAAGACCCACCGCGAGGTGGGCGACCCGGCGAAGCTCGCCGTGTTGGAGGCTGCTGATGCCATTGCCACTGAGTGGGTCACCCCGACTCGTCTCGAGCACGTCCTCGACAAGCTCGGTCCTGTCGACATGAAGGACACGCCACGGGTCATCGTTGCAATGATTGAAGATGTCGTTCGTGAGGCGAAGGGCGAGATCGTCGACTCGAAGGAGGCACGCAAGGCCATCGGCGCATTGACGGCCAAACTCTTCAAGAAGCGATTCATGGCCGCACTTTCGGCTAACGCGTCATGATCAAGGAGAAGCAACTGGTCCCGGGCCGGATGCTTCAAAATCTACAAAAAGTCACATACCGTGACGCGGATGGACACCTGAGCTATAAGAAAGTGTGGGTGCCGTGCATGGTCGTGAGCTACCTCCCAAGCATCGATCGACGACACTCAAAGAACGAGGCTCGTAGGTCAGGTTGGGAGGTGCTCGTCTTTTGGTTTGATGATCGTAGAGAGCGCCTGGCGAGGGTGTTCGTCTACAACGATGCATTCACGTTGAACGAATGGAGCCACTGCGGATGGTAGATCCCTGGAAGGTCGTGCCCGGAGACGTAATTCAACGCCGCCGCGGGGGTGCCTGGGACAATCCATTGATGGTGTTAGCGTGTCATCCCGATCAACAAGGTGGATTTGGCGTGATGTTACGTGTCTTCGGCATCATCATGATGCACACTGGAAACGTTCTATTACGAAATATCATTATTGACTCAATGGAAGTTCATGACTACGAGTGGGTCGTCAGGTGCAAATCGACTGTCACTGAGTGTACTGTCGAGACATGACAACTCAGGTCTTGAATCAGTTAGGCGGCATCTTTGCCGTCCTTGTTTTCTGGCACTTCTTGGCTGATTGGGTCTTTCAGACGCACAAGGAGGCGATGTCGAAGGCAACGAACTGGAGGGTTCGTCTTCGACACTGCGTCGTTTACGCATTTCTGTTTTGGCCTCTGTTCTGGCTCACGGGATTCGAGGGTGACCGCGCGGCCATGGCGACAGGAATCCTGCTCACCAGTCACTTTATCATCGACACATACATCCCGGTGATGTTGTGGGCCAAGTATCTACGTCGCGCGCCTCAGTTCGAGGGCGTCGGAATGACCCGGATCATGCGACCATGGCAAGACAAAGTCGTTGACCCAATCACGTACAAAACAGACGCGGAAGCGTTCAAGGCATTCGCTGCCACGCCCATCGGATTGGTCTTGATGATCACGATGGACCAGTTTTTTCACATTGCGTTTCTGTTGCCCGTCGCGTGGCTCATGGTACAATGAATCATGACGCTGAAGATCGCGAAAATTCGTCTCTTTTCTAGCCGGGCCTTACGTGCACGTGCTTTTTTGAGCTATCAAAATTTTGAGAGTGCGTACAATCCCTTGGTCGTGCAACTTGACTCGATTCGAGCAGCAGCTCCTACGGGCAAGCCCGTGCCCGCGGCAGCAAAGGCGGCGCCGGGCACGACCGACGCCGGCGCGAAAGCCTACGGTGATGCCTACAAGAAGGCAAAAGACATCTTGCAGAAAGTCGTCGACGGATTGACGGCCGAGGATGTCAACTTTCTTGACGGTCTGGGATTTGCAAATCCAAACGATGAAAAGAAGAAACGTACCGACGTTTTGAACTCGGCTCTCGCGGCCTGGGACAAGCCGGCGTCGAAGTATATGAAAAGCGCGTTAGGGGAAGGAGAAGGCTTGAAGCCAGAGCTCCTGAATCGCTTGAAGGAATTTGACACCGCTATTCGCACTCAAAAGAAGACTCCCGTCAAACCTGACCAATAACCGCTCATGAGAGATGGTGGTTACCCTGTCCTGCTGACGCGGGCACCACGTGGGTCAAACGGTGGGCCACGATTTGCTGCGTAAACAGTGAAAAGAATCATCGTGCGTGGTAGAGTGCTCCTATGAGCAAACGTCACAATCCTGAACGTCGCTCATGGCGCGGACGCTCCCATAAGAAAGGAGGACGCCGCGTTCGTGAGTTACGCATTCGGGTCATTCTCAAGGAGTTGTCTGATGAAACCCTATGGCGTCGATCGTAAGGACCGCGGCTGCTGCCCGGGCCACGATAAATTTCCACGCGACAGTTACAACAACGCTCGATCCCGTCGAGCACATGCGAAAGCCAGCCGCATCGCACACAAGCGCGCTCGAGCTCGAGCTCGTCTCGAGATTAACGACTAAGAGTGTAAGTCGTGCATGACCGTGGTAGACTAGGATCATGCCGCTCCTGGTCACCATCTTCGTCTGTGTTGGACTCTTCCTACTCTTCCCAAAGGGCTTCAAGTACCTCGTTGGGACTTGGGTCGGCGCCATGAGCGGAGGTCTCTTCTGGGGTCTCTTCATTCTGGCGTGGACGCTGGGACTCAGCAATGACCCAACATGGGTTTTCATGGCCTGGTCCTACATCGGTTTTACCATCGCCGGAATTTTCGGCGGGTGTGTTTTTGCTGCGAACGGGTGAAAGTCGAAAGGACCCTGTGGTAGGATGTATTCCATGGTGCTCACAGAGTTGAAGGTTCATCGGTTCAAGGATTGTTCGGACCCGACGAGTGGAGAGCGCGAGCCGCATCGCTTGACCTCACTCGACATGAGCAGAATCACCTGCGAGGATTGCAAGCGTCGCATCATCCAGGTCATCGCAAAGCGCGACTGGGGGAAATTGATCTCGGTCGAGATGGAAGCACTGGAGATTGCAGCGGCAGAAGCCTCTGAGTGAATTTAGACACAGTGTGCAGTAGTATGGACCTATGCACATGGTCTACCCGCGTCTAAACCAGTCATTTTACGCAGTCTACTTGGGTCGACCCGGCGAGCGCCAGGCCGCCCTTGTTGACGTTTGTGCGACGAAGAAACTAGCTGACAAACTTCGGCGCAAAATGAAAGATCGCGGGGAACGACACGTGATTGTTGTTCCGTACGACAAGCGGTGAAAGCCAACGTTCAACAAAGGTAAGATTAGACCATGTGGAAGACCGCAGCGTCGGACTACAACCTGTCTCGACATCTCATTCCGTTCATGCAAGACTGCCCGTTCTATGCGGAGATTTCGCGGCACGTGCAGAAACGTTACACCACCGACATGCCCACGGCGGCGGTGTCCTTCGATTCGAAGGCCGATGAACTGATCCTCTGGGTCAACCCGTGTTTTATGGGCGGCGGCACTTACACGGTCAAGGGTCCGGACGGAAAAGAAGTTCCGGTCACTGAAGAAGGTCTCTCCAATTGGGAGACAAGAGGTGTCCTCACTCACGAATTCGATCACCTCGTCTTTGGTCACCTCAACGCCAGGCGGCGCAAGCCCGACGACGATTGGAACATCGGGACTGACTGCGCGATCAACTCGATGATTGTCAAGCGCTCGGGTCAGCCACGTGATATCGAACCCGGGCAGACGGCGCGGCCCTTACCTAGGCTCGCTCTGATTCCAGGTCAACGACCTTGGGTCGATCCAGTGAAGCTCGACCAGATGACACCTGAGCGTAAGAAGGCAGTCGAACACTTCTCTGACCTCATCGAGAAGATGCCGACTGAGAAGTCGTCGGAATTTTACTTCAACGTCTTGCAAGAGGATCGCAAGAAGAATCCGGACAAGTACCCTCAAGGTGTTGAGCTCGTCATCGGTTCCATGGATGACCACAGCGGATGGGATGAGGTCTCGGAAGAGACGCGTGAGTACATCGAGGGTCGAGTCAAGGCGATCATCGAAAAGGCAGTACGCCATGCTGACTCACAGAGCGATGGCTGGGGGAGCATTCCCGCAGAGTTGCGCGAGGAGATTCGGCGATCGGTCTCGACGGTCGTCAATTGGCGTAACGTCCTCCGGCAATTCACCGGCATGTTGATCCGCGGTAATCGCACCACGTCGATCAAACGCATCAACAAACGCTACCCGTACATTCACCCAGGCATCAAGCGTGGTTATACTGCTAAGCTTTTGATCGCCATCGATGAATCCGGTTCTGTCAGCAACGAGATGTTGGAAATGTTCTTTGCTGAACTTGAACAGCTAACTCGTCGAGTTGACGTCACCATCCTTCACTTTGACTGCAGTTGCAGCATCAAGGATCTCTACGAGTGGAAGAAAGGCATGCGTCCCAAGCTCAATCGAGTCAAGACGGGTGGCACCAATTTCGACGCCCCCACTAACCTCGCTAATGATCCTAAGAATCGTGGTCGTTGGGACGGAATGTTGATCGCCACCGACGGCTGCGCTCCCGCCCCAGGTCCTAGATCGGAAGAGCACACGTCTGAACTCCAGTCACTGGACTCTATCGCGTATGCCGTCTTCTGCTTGAAA